GTCGCTGATTGCGTTGATCGCCGTCGCCGAGACGATGTAGAGATAGCTATTCTGGCTATAAAGCCGAGTGACAGTGCTGCGTATGGTGGGATCGGTGAGAGACAAAGACCCCGCGCCGTTCGCCACAGTGAATGAGGCCGCCGAATAATCATCCGCCCCTGAAAACGTGATTAAACGGCCCTGAACGATCCACACGCGGCCGAAAGCGACGGCGATGTCTGTGCCAGAGGTCGGAACGCCAGTGCCGCTGATAAGCGTCGGAGAGCCCGTGCCGGGCCAATTGTAATATCCCGTGGCATCAATAAAGAGCGCTTGCGTGTTCTTCCATTGCACCACTCGAGAGCCGGAACCGGAGAACCCTGTGGCGATCTGCGCACTGGTCTGCGCCACGATGTTATAAGCGAACACTTTCCCATCGGTCGCGAACAGGATGAGGTAATCGGTCCCGCCGACATTGACGTACTGGAACCAATAAATGATATCGGAGCCATAGTTGACCAACGCCGCCGAGATGTTATTGCAGGTCCGAATGTTGCCGTCGCCGATCGGCTGCATGTTCTCAAGGTTCCACCATGCCCCTTCCGGCAGGGTGTTGCGAGACGATTGCGTATTGACGCCTTTCCACTCACGAAAGACTTTCGTGCGGCGCGGTTCTTCCTCTTTCGTGGCGAGCTGTTGACCCACAGGTCACGTCTGATAAGGATTCGGCAAGACGCGGGTCTGGAACACTCTCTGCGCGCGCAATCCCTCGACCATGTACTGCTTGCGAAACATGTCCGCCTCGCCGTAGGCCTGTTCCTTGAATTTTGCGAGCTGCGCGGCCCAATACTTGACCGGAAAATTGAACGGGTCGGGGATCGTATCGACATCCGTGGTCGCGACCAGAGGCGTCGGCATGACCACGCAATCCCAATCCGTGATGTACGCCTGATCGGGGATCGGCGCCACGTACACGTTGAGCGCACCCATGCGCGAGAAAATCACCGGGCGGGTCTGATACTGCTGCCAGGCGCGAGCGTAGGCGTCCAATTGACTGAAGCTCATGTAATTGAGCTTGTAACGGGTGTTACCCCAATAAAGCGTAATCCCCATGACATCGATAATGTTATTTGTCACCGCCGGGGTGGCGGTCGCGGCGGCTCCCGCGATCGAGTAAAGCTCAATGCCTTGCGTCAGGGGAATGGATGTGACGAGCTGACGGAGACATTTCGTGTCACCCGCGATGCGCTCGCGAGCTTCATTGATGTAGTCCGTCAGTTCCGTGACCGGCCAGAAATCGCCGTTCGGGTCATGGAGTAAACGCTGTACTTGCGTGATGTAAGTCTGAAGCGTGTACGCCATATCCCTCTACCCTCAAAATGCGCCGTCGTCCTCCTCCGCAGTCTCGCCGATCTTGGGTCCATTGGGGGGAGCCTTAAAGACCCCCCCCTCAGTTCCACCAGCGGTCACGGGGGGGCCAGCGTCGCTAGTCTCGTCTTCCTCAGCGTCGGCCTTGGCTTTCTTGCCCTTACCTTTCGCCGGCTTGGGCGCCTCGATGAGTTCGGGTGGGTCATCGAAGACCACCTTACCCAACATCTCGAGACCCGCCTCAATCTCATCGCTTGATCGCGCCCATCCTAAACGGTTGAGCGCCTGAGTCTTGTCGTCCGCACCGAACCCGAACACATGCCGCGCCACTTCTTCGGGAACGTCGACGGGCACGTTCGTCTTGAAATGATAATCGCGACCATCGTACCGGCCGACAATCGACTTGTTGCCGTTGATGACACGGATATACCCTTCTCGCCCTTCAATCATAAAGCCCCCCGGCTAGTTACAGAATTACCGATGCTCGAGACGTTCCTGCGGAACCCGACGCGAAGATCGCCGTGCCGCCCGCGCCATCGAACCAGATCTGACCACCGCTTGACGCGGCGAGATTCGTGCGGAACACGGGCGCCGTGGCTGGAGTGTTGCCCGTGGTCGAATCGTAAATCAAGCTAGTATTGTCCGGGTTGTACTGCGCGACGCAGTTCGCCCCGAGAGTGAGGTTGACGTTTGCCGACTGCACGGTCTGACCCTGAGTGGTCGCGCCCGTCTGCGAAGGTCCGCCCGCAAACGTCGATTGCACGTTGACCAAGAAATTCGGGATGAACACCGGAATGAAAGACGCGGAGGTCAGGGTCGCGGCAGTCACGGTGGTGTAGATTACAATAGTCGTGGTCGACGGAATCGCGAGGATTCGAAATATTGGGCCGTTGAGCGTACCGATACCCGTCTGACCGCTCGCGCCTGAAAACGTGCCGAAGAAATTCGGCATGACACCAGCGGCAGGCTGGAACGTGAGACCGTGCGCGGATGTGAACGTGATCGTCGCGATGTTGTTCGCAACGGAAAACGCTCCCGACGCGCCCAATGCAATTGGTATCTGAGTAGTCGTCTGCTCTGCGCCGAAGACCGAACCCGCAAGTGCAATTTTTAAATCTGACATGGAAGTCTCCTACGGGTTAGATCGTGTTGAAGTTGAAACCGGTCACGAGTCCGCACGAGCGAGGTTTCGTCAGCACCAGCTCTGCCAGCGTGAGAACGATGCCGATATACCCAAGCTGGTAGTTCGACAACAGCGACTCGAATCCCGAGAACGCAAAACTCGCCTGATCGTGAACATACAGGTTCATGTAGTTCGTGTTGATGAGGTAGAGAATGCCTTCGGGGCAATAGGGGTCTGCGTAGATCGGAACGCCCGCAATGTCGAGCGCGCGGAACGCGGAGCGCGGCCGGTCGGCGTCGCTGTCGAATCCGTTGCCCGGCTGAATCTGATAAGACTCGTTCGCGACGAAATCTTGCGCAAGCAAGCTCCACGTACCGAATCCCATCAAGCCCATGGTCGGCATTTCGGCGCCGTTCTTGTTGACGCCCGCGATGTACTGAAGGATCTTGACGCGCGTGGGGTTGACCGCGCCAGCGGCGTACCGCTTTGACTGCCACCAGGTATTGGCCGTACGGTTGATGTTCCCGTACGTGACCAAGTTGGTGCCGTCATCGATCGCACCCGGCAAACCGATGAACTGGTTCGCCACGGTGTAATTGTTGTAGAGCGCTTGCGATGCCGCGTCGGCCATATTGTTGGTCGAGTCGTTCATACGCGCTTCGATGAGCGGAATGACGGCGTGGTCGAGCTGCACAGCGCCTTCCATCCCCAGGAACGGGATCGGAGTGATGAGCGACTTTAAGTTGAATTCGCCGACGAACGCGCCTTGTTGTGCGATCGGCTGCGAGAACGAACCGGAGTAGTCAGACCACTGCGAGTTCACGAACGCCTGCCCCTGCACCGGGACCGTGACACTTGAGACACCGCCGGAAGCTGTCTGCGCGTTTGCGAGGAGCGCGGCAAACAGGGGAGATGTGTTGTAGATCTGCACGACCATCTTTGGGATGAACGCGCGACGGGTCACATAGGTGAGTTCCGTTCCGATATTGCCGCTTGGGACTATGCCCTGGCCGAAAACTGGCATGGGGGTCTGCTCCTAGTTAAAAATTGCTGTCCATAAAAATCGAAAGTGCCCCCACTTTCAAAGTTATCGCTTCGCCCTCAATTCATTGATGGCGTTGAACGCTTCGTTCCGCGCCCACATGTTGGGATTCTTCTGAATATCCTTCATGTTGTCGGGCATGCGGATCGGCGTCACACTCTGCGGGGTCGACGGCGCGAGCGCCGACTGACCTTTGATATAATTGATGGCCGTCTCGTACTTGAGAATTTTCTCGTCGGTCATGACTTTTTCGACGGTTTCAACATCAAGGCCAGCATCGCGGATCATGGCGTGATTCGCCTCGCGGCGGGCCATCACGTCGCGCTCGCGAATCTGCTGCTCAAGCGCTTCGATCTTCTCGGAGTTCGTCTGGTTCGTCTTCTCGATCGCCTCAGTCAGTTCGAGGTCAGCGAAACGCGCTGTGGGCTCGATCTTTTTCCACAGGCGCTTCGCCTCCAAGCCCAATTCAGGATGATTCATCATCCGCTTCAACGCAGCGGAGTTCCGCTGGTCTTCGGTCATATTCTCTAAATTGGACATGGTTTTATCCCCCTTGATGACAGTGCGTTACGAGACCGGAACCTTGCGAATCGTGCCGGCTGGCTTACGAATCGTCATCTTGTTCTTGAAGGTCTTCGACTGACTTGACAGGCCGCCGATTTCGGCGAAACGCGGCGGGTTGACGATCATGCCGTCATCAATGACGTTCGACAGCGGATCGCGACCGGACAAAGAATCGGAAGGATTGAACAAACGAGTGCCTGGCATGACTTATGCTCCTTGAGGTTGAGGGGGCGGTGCGGCGCCTTGAGGAGCGCCTCCGGGCGGCGGGCCTTTCGGCTGCGGCGGTTGACCAGGACCGGCGAGACCTTGCAGCATTTGCATTTTCTCGGCCGGCGTCAATTCTTCGGTGGACGACTCATCTTTCCCGAACGCTTTGGCGAGCGCGGTGAGCGCTTTCAAAATCGCCGCGCCCTTGGGATCAGATGAGCCGAAAGCGGGCAACGCGCGCTCGAGCAATTTCTTGGCAAGGAGTGCGTTGACCGCAGAATCCTCTTGCGCGCCCTCTTTCTTCTGAGGCGTGAGCATGGGCGCGGCGCCCGGCGGCGGCTGATCGCCAGGGGGCATTCCCGGTACGGGCTTGCCTCCATTCGCTGCCATCACTTCGGGACTCGCTGCCATGGGCGAGAATCATCATTGTAATTATGTCAACTGTCAACGATTTCCGATTGACATCAAAAGAAAAGCCCCAATCAAGGGGCTTCTCTGTATCCCCATTCAAGGGGATTTAAAATCCGGCGGGAATTACTTCCGGCGGGACTTGCGTCGCTTGCGAGCCATGTGCATCTCCTGTGGTTTGGTCATTATCCCCCCACTTGGCACAGACGACTCGATTATCGACGAGTCTTTCGCTTGTGTCTACGCATGTCTGCCTCCCTGTCTAGGTTGCATTTTCGCCTGAATCTCCGCGACCTTGAGCTGCTCCTCTTTCTGCGCCTTCGCAGCTTCGGCGGGCTCAATCTCGTTCTCCAAATCGTATATCAACTGCTCGCGCATGGGAACCTGCACGAGCTGTAACAGACGCTTTTTCGTGATCGCGCCGACCTTCAATAGCTCAAATGCGATCTGCGTCTGATCTTCGACGAAGATCGGCGAATTACTGTGGCCGTCGACTTTCACGACATTATCACTGTTGAACTGCGCCAGGATGAACGTGACCGGATCCTTGCCTTCCTCTTTCAAGTGCCGCTTGTCATATTCGGCCTTCACCTGAAGCATCAGGGTCGCGAGTTTTTCGAGAGAATCCTCGACGATCATGGCGCGTTTCTTGACGCGGCTGGAACCTAAGCGCGCGAGCTGGCTCGCGTGACCGCTCGAACGCACGCCCGCCTCGCCCTTGCCCTCCATGACGTTATTGATGCCGCTGACATCGGAAAACATCGCCTCGATTCGGTCGATGTCGCTGAATAAATCCTGCGGGATCTGTGGCGACATCTCATCGACCTTGGCGCCCGGCATGTCGGTCTGCACCATGCCGTCCGGCGTATCGAACGCGAACGCGATTTCGTCAGTGATGCCTTGAAACCCTGAAAACGCCTTGGGCGGCCGGGCTTGTTTCGCCATCATGTGGCGAAGTTCCTCCCAGCGCTGATTCAAAAGTTCTTGCACCGGAACTAAGCGCTCGACTTCGATGTACCCGTAGAAGTAATCGTAGGCAGGAATCGGGCAAATCTGCACGAACGGCAGCTCGGCCTTGATGTAGAGGTCATTGAGCGGCCGGTCATAAATCACCACATACGGATCGGCCATCGTGACGACTTGATAATCGTCGGTCTCATCGTTCCAAACATACATTTCCTGCATTTCGACCATGGGCTCGGCGACCTTCGGCATGTAACGCTGAATGATCGCCAAGTCGAAATCCAAATTTCCCACCACCATAGGCGAGGAGGCCGACGTGATGATGCGGTCGAGCGGAGAAATGCCGGCGGTGTCCGACTTCGGTCCCTTGATAACCTGGCGCAGTATTTCCTCGCGCCTAGGGTGGTTTTTGAGTTCGTTCCGAAGCTGGCTTTCCGTGATGTAGTAACTGTGCGTGACCGCCTCTTGCTCCGAGAGCATGGGCTGATCTTCGCGCAGTACGCCAAAATTGTGCGGGTCGACCACATGCGGGCGCACGGATTTGCCATTCCACAGCAATTTCACGAACGTCGAGCCGTAAACTAGCGACCATAGCAGCGCATTGCCGAATGTGATGTCCATGTTGGACTGATTCCACTCGTCATTGATCGCTTTGTTGACGGCGGCGAGCTTTTTCATCTCAAGATCCGAGACCGACGCGCCCAATTGGGTCGCGAACCGTGTCGTTTCCTGGCTGTAGAGGAACGAAGTCAACTGATCGAGATGCGGATACAGCTTATTATACCGCGCCGGGCTCTGCGAGGAGCCATCGGAGCCGTACATATAGTAATTCCGCATCGTCTGATACAGCCGGCGCCGATCGCCGCGTGACGCATTGCACGATTGGGCTGTCGCGTCATAAAAAGCCCATCGATCATCGAGTCCTTTCGGGATGAGCATTATGGATTCGTCGGGCGATAGGGCTGATGCGCGAGCAAGGGCTTGGGTCCGCTCAAGATCGGCTTGACTTCCGCCAGGCGATTCTCGGCCGGCGCACCGTATGCGGCCGGGCTCACCGTCTTGGCGGACTCGCCTCGAGATGACCAGCCGGGCTTCGCGTGATCCACCTGCCCCCAGGTCGGGGCGAAGTTCGGCCGCTTGCGAAGCGTCTGCATCACCGATTCGCCGTCCTTCCCGTTCGCGATATCGCTCATGCCGTAGCTATCGGCGAGCGACTGCACCGTGCCGTCGCGGTGCTTCGTGAGCCCGCTCTTGATGGCGGGCGCCGTGCGAAATTCTTGGACGACGAACCGCTTGGAACAGCCGCGCGGACATCTGCCGCTCGCATTCTCAAATTCCCCATGCGCCGCGCAGCGCCACTCTCTGGTTATCGCCATGGGCTTCTATTTACCATAGGTGGGCTCCTGATAGCGAGACGCTTGGCGATGCGCTATGCTTCGCGGGCATTGATCGAGTCCTTTGGTACTTCCGGGCGGGATTTTCTCGCCCGTTTTTTATCAGGATCCCAATAGGGCGCCCGTTCAAACGCATGACGGAAATCCGGCAGGGGCGGCGCCACCCGATGCCCTTCGCCCAAGAGCTTCAACTGTCCGCCGATCGCCTGCATACGCACCGACTTGACCGCCTTGACCACGGGCGGCTGCGGTGGGTCGCAATACACCCCGCGAACTGTGCGCCCATCGAATCGTTTCGGGACGATCCGGCCCTCGATAATGTCATTGATGCGCGACGTGAGCCGTACCTGCTCCCAAGGAAATATCCACCGACCGCGCTCAATCGCCACAATCATGCACTTCCCGGTAAACCCCAAAGCGTACTCAAGTCCCGCCCGGCCGCCGTATTCGGTCCACCCGTACTGCGGGTCGTGCGCCAAGACTTTGAGCCACTCGCGGATTTCATCGAAGCGCATGATGTGGGGCGAGATGATTTCGTGCGGATGATCTTTCTGTACCCACTTACTACTTCCCGGCCGCTGGTACATGGTCATCGGCGTGCACCCGTTGGCTGCTGCTTGATGCCGATTTTTTTGAGGTAATTCGCGACCATTTTGTCGACCACACCGCCAGGGCCGGCGCCCTCGGCGGCAGTAACCAGCTCGCGAGTCGCGTTTACCGTCAAAAGTTTCGTCCGCTCTTGATCGTTCCACGTAATGCAGGCGAGCGCGGCGGCAATGACTCGATCATCTTTTGAGCGATCGGGAGCGGCCGGCGCGGCGCCACCCTCGCGCACGATGGACTTCATTTCGTCGAGAAGCCCCCTCGACCTCACTTCGATCATACCGCGCTCGTAATAGTCGCGGTACGTGTTCATCATGCGTTCTTTGAAGTCGTGACCCATCAGCGTGTGAACCGCGCCACCGCCGCCGTTGATGCTGTCCAATCGGCGATAGAGGTAGGAGCCGATGTTCCGTGTCACCGTCATCAAAGTCCGCGCATCGCGCCCCACGTTGCCCTCGCGGCCAGAGGCCACGAAGGCGCGCTTCATGTTCTGAAGTTCTGCCAAGACCGACTGGCCCGGCCCGTTAATTTCCAAATTAACACGACAAGGCTCATACGCTCCCGCCAGGTAAGCAAGCACCCATGCAAACGAGTACGTCGCCATATCCGGGTCCACGAATTCTGCAACCTGTACGATTCCGTCAGAGTAACACCGCCATACAGATAAGCAGAAACGGTCTGCCCATTCGGATGATCCATACGCAGGGTCAGCACCCATGACGTACGTTCCTTTGGCTTTTGGTTCTTCCCACACTCTAAGAGTCGCCAGTTTTTCGGGGACGGCGAGGAGCTGAGTATCCGAGAAAGTCGTTCCGATCTGGACTCGGTAGTAACGGGGTCGGGCATAGCTGCGCTCCTTTTTGTAGCCGTCGCTGATCGAGGATGCCGTAAAGAATTGTGATCCCGTCGCGATGAACGCATGGTTTTCGGTCGGCGGGAATTCCTGCATCATCGTCAGCTCATCGCCGATATCCTCCGCGACTTTCCAGCGCCACCACCCCATCTGCGTGTCATCGATTTCGACGCCATAG